GATTCTTAAAAAGCAATGCACACCATAACCACACCTTACAACATCAAGAAGAAATAGAAGGGCTATACGTTGCCGAAAGTTGGATAGTTGAAGGCGAACAAGACAAGAGCAGAAACTACGGTTTAAATGTACCAATAGGTACTTGGATGGTTGCGGTAAAAGTAGACAATGAACAAATTTGGAATGAGCAAATAAAAAGCGGTAACGCCAAAGGGTTTTCAATTGAGGCTTATTTTGCAAATAAATTAGGAAGCATTAAACAAAGTGTTGATGACGTTGTAATTGAATCTGCCCAACTTTTAAATAAAATGCTAAATTTGTAGAAACTAAATAACTAAATATGAAAAAAAATCAAAAGATATTTTTATTTGAAATAGAAATATTAGCAAATGAGTGGGATTATAAAAAGGGGCAAATAATATTTGTACCCGTACAATCATCAACATCATATCATGCCGATTTAAAATTTGATAATGAGTGTGAGGGCTCAGAATACCCACCATATAAACTATTAAAAATTCATAAATGCGACGATTTTTTATTTAAACCAATTTTATAAATATGAAACTTACAAAAGAATTAAAAAGAGAATTAAAAAAACTTAACAGTGAAGAGTTGTTAAATTTTGCAATAAGAAACCATTTTAAACAAGATGGTCAATTTCATAGAGCAGAAGAAAAAATAATACTTTTATTTATTAAGCAAGCATCTAAAATAGATAATAGCGATTATGATGAATTTGATTTATTAAATACTTTATCGCATAGGTTAAGATTAATGTGTGAAAAAGATTAAATATGAATATAACCAACGATTTAAAACCATTAGGTATTGATGAGGTGGCCAACAGTGGTTGGTTTTACGAGAAGAATTGGTTAATTGTTGGCACAGGTCACAGCATTGAGAAATGGACACCTGAATTAAAACAGCAATACAATATTTGGACTATAAATGCGGCGATTAGCCATACAAAATACGCAGATATTGCGGCAATTCACGACCAAGTTATTTATTACGATATTAAAAAGTTTATTCAAAACGATTTTGATTATAGATATATCTTAACCCGAACACCAAACATTCAAAAACAGCCTAACACTTGTTACGTTCAGTTAGAATGTGATACAAAATATAGGGATTTGGAATTAAAACAATACCCACGTTTAAATAGTAGTGCCTTTGCATTTAGGTTTTTAGGCCAAAGGTTTAAAAATATCTATTCGATTGGTATTGATGGAGGTAATAAAGTGAGTGAATTAATGCCTAAGTTTTATCAAAACCACGAAAACGGTCAAAATTTTGATGCCCATAACGGTTTTATACCTATTTTTAAAAAGGAATTTGGATTTAAGCACATAAAATTATGATTGAAAAAGTAAAATTATCAGAGGTTAAAAGCAACCCGAATAATCCGAGATTGATTAAAGATGAAAAGTTTAGTAAACTTGTTAAATCAATAAAAGAATTTCCAAAAATGCTTGAGATACGGCCAATCGTTGTAAACGATGAAATGGTTGTACTTGGTGGAAATATGCGATTAAAGGCGTGCAAAGAAGCAGGATTAAAAGAAATACCAATTATTAAAGCAAGCGATTTAACAGAGGAGCAACAGCGAGAATTTATCATAAAAGACAACGTAGGCTTTGGAGAATGGGATTGGGATATACTTGTAAATGATTGGCAAAGTCAAGAATTAAAAGAATGGGGACTTGATGTTTGGCAGCCTGAAACTGAAGTTGATTATTCTATATTAGACGAAGAAGATGTATCAGAGCAGTTAGAAGAAATGACAAGCGGTGTCAAAAAAGCAATACAAATAGAGTTTGAGCCTGACCATTATGATGAGGCTTATCAGTTGGTTAAGTTTTGGCGCGACCAAGACGCATACGTTGGCAAGATGATTCTTGACTTCTTAAAAGCTGAAAAGAATAAGTTATGAAATGCCTTGTTTGCATACCAAGTAAGGCAAGACCAAACAACATAAAGAAGTATGTTGAGCCGTTTATGCAAAGGCTGGGGCTTGATTATATAATATTTGTTGAGCCGCAAGACGCTGAACAATATAAGTTTGATAACGTATTAGTTCTTGATGCTAATGATAAGGGGTTGGGGTACGCTACTGCATTTGCTAAGAATTATGCGGAAGAAAACGGCTACGACCTTGTTTTTAAAATAGATGACGATACCAAAGCTATAGGCGATATTGAAAAAGACATTGAAAGAATCATAAAGGCTTTCGAAATACAGAGGGTTGGTGCGGTTGTCTTTCCTTATGCTTTTGAGTGGTACGCCAAAACAGAAAAATTATTTACTCGCTCGAACAAGCGGATACAAACTTGTTATATCATAAGAACAAAGTTATGGAGGCCAAACGAATCCGTTAGCACCTTCGAGGATTTTTACGAGTTCCTTCTTCTGCGTAATGACAATTACGATACATTGTATTGTTCAAAGCATTTAATTGACTGCGCACCAGTCGGGGGAGGTACTGGCGGTTTGCAGGTTTTTGACCGTTCAGAAATGGCTTTGAATGAAATTAACATATTCAAAAGCATTGACCCGACAATTAAGGTGATAGCTAAGCCTGATAAGTCTTGGAAATATGAGCCTAAGTTTACGGATAAGAAATACAGAAGCAAAAAGATATGAAACGAATAAACCTCAATAAGTTAGAACACTCTGTAAAGATTGGCGACCAATGCCCAGCGTTTGAACCTAACGTAACAGAGGACTGCATATTCTACGCTGATGACGAGCCTATTGGTTTCTTTATGCGACAGATGCCTAAGAAGATGTGTAAGTTGGCAGACCTTGCAGATAAAGAGTTTAGAAGTGAAAATGTGCCTAAGTCGTTAATGGATAGAACTTCAAGCATAAAAGGAAAATTCAAGCATACCGCCACTAATAAAGGGCAAGGCGTTGAACAATACTCCGTAATATTAGGGTCAGTGCCACCAAAGCCAATGGTACGCAGGCCTTACCCATCAAGGAGCAGCGTACACTCCGTTAAGACCGCGCAAACCTTTATAAAGGCAATGTTATTACTTGCAAAAGAAAGTGAGAAACTAATTAAAGAAATATTGCCTGAACAACACGAGAAACAAGTAGAATTATTCAAAGATGTGTCTGAAAAGTGGAGATTTGGAAATCTATTTACAAGTTCAATTTCAAATTATAATATTCCCGCACCATTTCACAGAGATACAGGAAACATAAAAGGAGCAGTAAACGTAATAATTTGCAAAAAACATAATTCTAAAGGTGGAGATTTACACGTTCCTGATTATAACGCAACAATAGGTCAACAAGATAATTCAATTCTTGTTTATCCTGCTTGGAGAAATGTACATGGAGTAACACCAATAATACCAACTCACGAAGGAGGGTATAGGAATAGCTTAGTTTTTTATGCTCTTAAAGCATTTAAAAAATTATAAATAGATAAAATATATTATAAATTAGCAACGAAAAAACAGCGATGCCAAACCCTCAAAACATAGAGCCACACAAATTTAAAAAAGGTCAATCAGGTAATCCTAAAGGAAGGCCGAGAAAATATGTATCTTTACTTAAAGAACAAGGTTATAGATTGTATGAAATTAATGATACAATACAAGCCATGATGGCTATGGATATAAATGAATTAAAAGATATTTATACTAATCCAAAAGCTACAATACTTGAAAAGACAATTGCAAATGCAATGCGAAAGTCATTAGAAAAAGGCAGCCTATATTCAATTGATACCTTATTAACAAGAGTTTATGGTAAGCCAAAAGAAAGTATAGATGTTGTTAGTGATAATAAAAATGAAAACACTTTTACAATAAAAGTGATTGATGGAAATAAAGACCAATAAAGTATTTAAACACCTTGAAAACTCAAAAAGCAAATACCTTATTGAGCAAGGTGGCACAAGGTCGGGCAAAACTTATAATATCATTATTTGGTTAGTATTTTATTGTTTAAGAAATACAGGAAAAACAATTACTATATGCCGCAAAGCGTTTCCATCATTAAGGGGTTCAGTATATCGTGATTTTATAGAGATTTTGCAAAACACTAATCTGTATGATGAGGCTTTGCACAACAAAACAGAAAACATTTATAGGTTAAATGGAAACCTTTTTGAGTTTATTTCAGTTGACCAATCCCAAAAGATTAGAGGGCGTAAAAGAAACATTCTTTTTATCAATGAGGCCAACGAAATAAACTATGAAGAATTTTTTCAGTTGGATATTCGTACCACCGAAAAAGTAATAATAGATTATAACCCTTCAGAAGATTTTTGGGTTGAAGATATTAAAAAACAAAATGAGTGCGATTTCTTTATTACTACTTATTTAGATAACCCTTTTTTACCTAAAGAATTAATTGAAAAGATTGAAAGAATAAAAGATCAAGATGAAAACTATTGGAGGGTTTACGGTTTAGGGTTAAAAGGTTTTATTGAGGGGCAAATATTCGCTAACTTTAATGAGGTTGATAAATGGCCTGAATGCAAATGGGAGGCAATGGGCTTAGATTTCGGTTATACGAATGACCCAACCGCTTTAATTAAATTTGGAATGTTTGAGGGTGAAATATATCTTCAAGAATTATTATACCAAACAGGTTTAACAAATCAAGAAATAGGCAACTATTTAAAAAGTTTTAACATTGATAGGCGGATGGAAATAATTTGCGATTCAGCCGAGCCAAAGAGTATTCAAGAAATCTATTTAATGGGTTTTAACGCTAAAGGAGTTATAAAAGGTGCTGACAGTATCAAGAATGG